TACCAATAAGCTGATTTTTCAAACTTTCTTATATCGCTTGTAGTCTTAAGATCTATAACACAATTATCTGCCAGGACATCTGCTTTACCACGAAATGGTTTGTCTTGCACCAGACCTACGCCAGGATATTCTACCTTACAACCTTTTATAAGTTGCATAGCAGGTTCATTCCTAAAAAAAGCATCTGCCAATCTCTCAGCATCATTCTTCTCTTTCATTGTATATACAGTTCCGTGTTCTTCTTGTGCTAGTTTGTACTTCTTTGTGTTCTTGCTTTGCACATCTACAAATATTTGTTTATGAAAGTATTCTGGTGTTAGTATTAGTAAGTGTACTAAAAATCCGTCTCTTAGTGGTTGTGTTTCAGGTGATCCATATTGCATTACATTATGGTATGTCTTTGGTGATTGTAATAAGAGTTTTATTGAGCTACTGCTAAATGCCCATTTGTGCATAAAGCCATAGTAAAAATTATCGTCCAACATATCAGACAATAGTTTTGTTTTGTCATAAAATTTGCCGTCAAGTAGTTTGATTTGATTATCTAACATATCTAATATTATTAAGTCCAAAGTTGTATTTGTGCAGTGTGTTGATCTAAACGTTTTTTTGCTTTTAAAAAATAGTCTTCATCTACCTCATATCCATCTAAACTAAAACCTAAGTTATGACAAGCTATTGCTATACTACCTGAACCTAGATGTGTATCTAATATTGTATTACCAGGTTCTGCATAATTCATAAGCAACCACTCATATAACTCTACAGGTTTTTGTGTTGGATGTATTTTTAAAGCTGCCATTTTACTGCCTTGTAAGTTACCATAATATCTATAATCAAATTGCCTAGCAACCTTATCAAAAGATGTCCAAGCTAACTCACCATCAGAAAAATTACTTACTGGATTACCTTTAAACCAAAAAATAATACCCTTACCTCCTCTTTGCCATATACTTGGAAAATAATTACCACCCCATATAATTTGATTTTTACTTACCTTAAAAAGTAAATCAAAAAACTCGTCACTTGGTATATTACTATCCCAGTCTTTGCTTGTGTGACGTTGACCAAGTCTATCTTTTTTTGTGCGGTTTGTATAAGTTTTTGCAAAGTCAATTCCGTAAGGTGGATCCACTATTGCTAAATCATATTGATTCTCTTTCATATTTTTAAGAGCAATCATACAGTCTTGGTTGTGTAAATTTATCATATACTATCAAAATTTTTATAAAGCATTATTACATTAAGACCATCATTTGTTGCCTGGTATTTTTTTTGTATCATAGTAAACTCTATAACCTCTACTCCATCATCAACAACAATTTTACTATCTTGTTCTGGCACAGTTGTAAACTCATCATACAATATTTCAAGTGTATTGTATAATCTTGTTAAGTGCTCATCACTAAAGTTATCTCCATCAATCTCTGGGTAGATGTTTATTTTCATATTTCTTAAGTTGATCTACTGCCTCTTGCATATCTCTTTGAGCTTCAAGTTTATCTTTTTTGTACTCTAGTATTCCCCTAAGTGCTAAATCTCTCTGTCTTTTTAGATCAATTAAATACCATTGTATATCAAGAAATGCGGTTATAATATTTTGTAGCTCTGGTGTACTTTTCATACTTGCCCACTTATTGAGTGTTTGACCTACTATTAAAATATTATTATCGCACTCTAAATCTTTTAAAGCATCTATTTTTTTATATGATTCTGTGAAATCCATTTTCTTGTTTAATTAAACTTGCCTGACTTTCCTCTAGCAAATATACTTTTTTGTTTTCTTTTTTCTTAGTCCATAATGTTGTATCAGGACAATATAAATCCTCTGATATTGGTAAATTAAATTTTGGTCCATTTAACCAAAACATATACATACCTTTAGGATCAAATACTAAATAAAACTTATGGACATCTTTTAGTTGCATAAGTTTATCATATTTATATTTTTCAAGCATCTTGCTTTCATAATACTTGTTTCTAAATTTCATCTCTATAACACACTCTTGTTGTTTAGGTGTTAAGCCTTTTGCGTCATAGTGTTCATAATTGCCACCACTCCAATCTAAGTTCCAACCATCTAAATTTAAAATACCAACTACAGATTGTTCAAACTTATGTGTTGTCGTTATATCCATTCTTATATATTTTATTTATATCATCTACCCAAGCCTGTACTTTGCCTACAATTTTTTCGCCTTTGCAGGTACACAAAGTTTCAAGGGGGTGATTAAAATATTTAGAATGAAGCTGCTCTATTAACCTTAGATCAGTATTTGTTATTTGATTACCTTTCACACCTTTAAATCTTTTCCACTTTTCGTAATCATTTTTTGATAACTGTATTTTCATCTCTTTATCTTAATTTGAAATTTGTTAAGTTTTTCTTGTCTGCTGTCGCAACCGCAGTCTTTATATCCAAACATCTTTGCTACTCTAGTTGCTACTTTTTTACCCTGACCAAATGTTATAATTCTAATTATCCTCTCTACTATGTCCCCTAACCCAATCATAATTTTTTATCTTTTTTACTAAATATTCTTTTGTTTTTAGCCAAGTGTTTCTTAAAGATACATAACTTATTGTAGTTTCTCTTGATAGCTCACTTATTTTTTTTCCACCACTAATTATTTTGAATACTGCTTTGTCATACTCGTTTAATTGTTCAAGCTCTTTATCAAACTCAACACCAAACTTATTTAGATCAATATAATCGTCATCTTTAATATTAAGTAAGTAATCATCTGATACAAATGATATTCTTTTTTCTTTTATTTTAAGGTGTAAAAACAAGTGGCGTAAAATCTTATAGCAGTACCAGTAATTAATATCATCTTCCCCATAAGAAAGATCTTTGCCTTTTTTAGTAAGGTCATCAATTTTAATATACATCTCAGAAACAAGATCTTTACAAGTATCGTCATTACAACCAAAGCTCTTGCAAATTCTTAGCCAAGTCTTATGTTTTCTGTATGCTATTTCAAGAATCACTTTTTTTTACCAAATGTAGTAAGTTTTTACCACCTACACTAAAGCCTACATTATTTGCTATTGATCTAAGTTCTATTGGTGAATCTATTGGTGTAGGTCTTCCACCTGTATCTATCTCTTTTATTTTTATTACAGCAAGGTATGTGTAAAACCAAAATTCTGGGTGGCTAACGTAACGGTGGATAATCAAAAAATTATCGCATTTATTTAGGAACTTCCCACCACCTTCTGCTGAACCAGGACTTGGAGGCTTTATATGATTCTCAAATGGGTGTCCGTTAGCGTGTTTTAATCTTAATGATTCTGTAACAGCGTGAGTTACTAAATAGATAGACACTTTCATCTTTCTTGTAAACATACGCATCTGACTTATGCAGTAATAATCGTACTCGTGATTACCGTATTCTTTCATTAAGTTTTTATCCTTGCTTAATGAATTATATGGATCAATTAGAAAACTATCATAATCAAATGTTTTTTTAATGACTGCTGCCTCATCAAGTAAACTTGTAGCTGAGTAAAATTTATCTATATCAATATATTTAAAATGCTCATCTACCCATTTAAGTTTTTTTTCCCAAGTTTTTTTTTCTATTTTTTGAAATGGTAAACCAGTAAGAAACTCTATAAGTTTTTTAGATATGTTAGCAGGATCATTTTCTGCAGAATAAATAAGAAACTTTAAATTATATTTAATTGCATAGAGTACAAAAAAGTAAAGCATTGTAGTAGTTTTACCTGTACTACTATGACCTAGAATTATATTGAAACTATTTTTTTTATATCTCCAGTATTCATCTAGGTCAGGTACAAGTCGTAAACCTTCTTTGATTTCTCCATTATATATCTTGTGGAGTTTATCAAGTTGTTTATCTACACCTACTAAATTAGAATGGTAGGTCCTCTGCATTATCACCGTTGTTGTTGCGATCAGGACTATGCTGTGCAGAAGTTACTTCCTTTTTCTTTTGTAGTGTGTTTAGTTTTGAAAATAGTTTTTGTTTATCTTTTGAATAAAGTGTGTCTATTTTTAAATACCCATCGTTATCTTTGATACTTTGTTGTACCTCAGGTGTCTGTGTCCATTTAATAAATGAATCATACTGTATGCTCATTTTTGAGTGAACAAAATCTTGTGGTGCTGTTTTTGTATATACACCACTTGCAAAATTATATTTAGGTGCTGAATAATTACTCATTGTTTTGCGGTTTAGCTATTAGTACTCTATACATAAGTCCTGCAACTGTAACTGTTTCCTTTAGTATTTTATCTTTAGCATTAATAATGTCTTCTTCTTTTTTAAGACTATTACACTTTTGCCATATATCAGATGTTACTAAGTTACTTGCTTCTTTTAATGCTACTGCTAATGCAATAGATTCCTCTTTTGTTGGTAATTGATTTTCCATAGGTCTCTTTAAATTTTCTGTTGCTATTTTATCAACACTTGCGTACTGATTTATTTTACCGTTGATTTCTCTTTCGGTAAGTAAATATACAATAGTATCTCGACTTTGATATGGAAATTGTGTATTACTTGGAATATTAAATACTGGCATATCACCGTTAGCCATTTCAAGTTTGTACTCTTGCATTTTTTGACCACCGTTTTTACCTTGCCACTCTTTACCTTGTTCTATAAACTTTATAGTAGATTGTCTTGATTGTTTATTTGCTAGTGCCATTTTCTAAATATTTTATTTGATGTGTTAGTGTAAGATTTTCGTCAATAGCAGAATCACGTTCTGATCTAAGTTTATTTATCTCTAGAGTTTTTTCATCTAGTTCATCTTCAAGTGTATCTATTTTTTTTATAAGATGTTTTATTTGGTCCTTTAAGAAACCATTTGCTTGAATATGTGCAATAGGATTTATATTATCCTGGTTTTGATTTTCTAAAAAATCGCTTATAGTATTACTCATAATTTTTTTAATTGTTAATCAAACTTATTAAGTTTTTTTGATAATTCCAAATACTCATCATATTTTATTTCTAAATCTACTTTATCTATTTTGTGAGTTTGTTTGGATATTTGTATAAGTTTATCAGCAGTACCAATACCTAAGAGCTCGTCTATTCGCTTACCCATTGTATATTGAAGACCGTTTAAAAATCTATTACAGTATTTGCATTGTGGAAATACATTTCGTGGATCAAACCTTAGAACTAAATGCCTACGTGATACAAAGTGTCCTGCGTCTATATCGTTCCATTTGTAACTACGACCACAAGTAATGCACTCACAATATCCTTTGGCATCTGCGTTGGACAGTCTTACCCACCTACTAAACAGCTTATCAAACTTTCTGATTATTGTTTTTTTACTCATATACTATATAGTATATAATATTAAATATAATAAATAATATTATATAGTATGTATTATATAGTATTACTTGGTTCTTGTTTTTTCAAAAGAACGCCCACCGAAGTAAGCTCCGACCATTAACATTAGTAATTGTGTAACAAGATCTAATTCATATTCTAAGAAGAAACCTGCGGCATACACTATTAGCATAAATATAAGTGCCATAGGTCTTACGTTCTGACTTAAAAAACTACCTCTACTATCTGCCTCCCATCTTCTTGTTACAGCTTCCATTTCAGCTATATCCATTTCAAGCAGTTTTAAAGCCTGATCTTTGTCCAC